ATCGAGCGCTTCGGCTACTGGAAGGACAGCGGCATCCGCCTGGAGGGCGAGGGCGTCTGGGGCCTGACCGCGGCGTTCCTCAATATGTGGAGCTTTCTCGGCGGCGAGCTGCACGAGGAGCGGGACTACTACCGGCCTCACACCTCGCCGGCATCGGACGGCTTCTGCCAGCCGTTTCTCGACGGTCCGCAGAATAATCCCGACAACCCCGCCGAGGATACCTTTTTGCAGCTCATCGGCAGCGCGCGCCGCTTCCTTTATATCACGACGCCGTATTTTATCCCCGACGAGAACATCATGCGCGCGCTGTGCATCGCCGGCGACGGCGGGGTGGACGTCCGGCTGATGCTGCCCGGTACGCCGGATCACTGGTACGCCGACGCGGTGGCGGACTCCTACATCGGCGAGCTGCTTGAGCACCATGTAAAGGTGTACCGCTATACACCAGGCTTTCTGCACGCCAAAAGCATCATGGTCGACCGCGAAGCAGCCTTTGTTGGCTCGGCGAATATGGACTACCGCAGCTTTGAGCTCGACTATGAGTGCGGCGTGATGGTCTACAGCGCGCCGATGATCGAATCGCTGCTCGAGGATATGGATATGATCGTCGACCACAGCCGTCTCGTCACAAAAGAGGAGTGGGCTAAGCGCAGCGTACTGCGCCGCGTGTTCGAGCCGCTGCTGCGCTTGTTTGCCATCTGGATGTGACAGGAAAGTGGGGAAGAGGCAGGAATTTTCCAAATTTTGATTTTTTGGAAAATTTCCTGTTGACAAATGCAAAGTTCCTGCTATAATAACATTTGTTCGCTGAACGACACAGCGCGGCGAACAACGCAATATAGCGGGATTGTGTAATGGTAGCACAGCGGACTCTGACTCCGTATGTGAGGGTTCGAATCCTTCTCCCGCTGCCAAAGAACCGTAGCCGAAAGGTTGTGGTTCTTTCTTTTTGGCACATGATTTAGGCACTTTTGACGCAGAAAAGTTGCATTTGCATTTTGACAGAATACGTTTTACCCCTAAGTTTACCCCAATTAAAAGTTTTACCCCTTAACGGGGACAAAAGCAGCTCCGCCGATGATGAGATCGACGGAGCTTTTTTCATGCCTTTTTGAGATTTTCAAAATAGCCCTGCATCCGGGCGGCGCTGTCCTCCTTCATGCGCTCTGAGACGTGGCCGTAAACGTCCAACGTAAAAGCGGCGGTCGCATGGCCGAGATTTTCTTGCACGGTCTTCACGTCGTCACCGTTTTGCAGGGAGAGCACGGCGAAGGTGTGGCGCAGATCATGCACACGCGCGTCCGGCGCTCCTGCTTTGGCTGCGATCTTCTTATGATGTGCATAAAGACGCTGCGGGTGCAGGTGGTCGCCGAGCGCATTTGTGAAAACGAGCCGACAGGCGGCGTACTGCTTGGCGGGATCTATCCAGTCCTGCCAAAGATCACCGGCCTGTAAACGCCTTTGCGCCTGCTTGGAGCGAACGGCGCGCAGCATATCCATGACGAAGGGAGCGGGGCGCAGGATGCGCGTCTTGTCGTTTTTGAGGGTGGCAAACTGGAAACCGCCGGCCTCGGCGGGGCGTTTCTGCAACTGCTTGCAAATTTTGAGCGTGCCTTTCTTGAAGTCGACACAATCCCATGTCAGCCCCAGTGCTTCAGCTTCACGCAGGCCGGTAAAGAGAATTACTTTCAGAATATCTCCATAATCGTTGTCGGCATCCGCTGCGGCGAGATAAGACTTGACCTGTTCGTCGGTAAGCGGCATGATTTGCACTTTCTCGACGCGGGGGAGGTCTACCATGTCGCACGGATTGCGTGCGATGTAGCCCACCTTGACGGCCTGTGAAAGGGCTTTTGTCAGAACGCCGTGAACATTGCGCACGGTCTTTGCGTTGAGCGGTGCGGTCTCCGTGACGGCGACGCCGTCCTTTTTGATGATCTTGCCCTGCTTGTCCCGTTTGGGAACAATGCGGCCATTGGCGAGCAGATCGTTGTAAAAGCCCTGGATGATATGCGGCGCGAGTTTGGTGAGTTTCACCGCGCCGAGGGCGGGCTTGATGTGCGTTGCGATTTGGGCCTTGTAGGTCTTGACCGTGCCGTATTTTTGCGAGAGCAGATAATCGCTCTGCCAGATATCGAGCCATTGCGCAAGCGTCAGGCGCGTCGGCTCTATGTAAAGTCCGTCGTCGATCGCTTTTTGCGCGTCGCGCATGGCGGTCAACACTTCTTTCTGCGTGTCTCCGTAGATACTGCGGCGGATCGGTTTTCCTGTGCCGGGGTCATTGCCGACGGTCACACGGGCTTCCCATCGACCGTCAGGCCGCTGCCGGATGCTGCCTGCGCCCGACGCGGCGCGCGTATTTGCTTTTCTTGGCATTGCTTTTTCCTCCTGCATTTGTTATGATTGGAGGGCAGTAGGCTATCAGTTTGCTGCCCCCTATAACCGTCCTCGGTGCTGCAACACCGGGGGCGGTTTTTTACTTTTGGTGAATTGTACTTAACATTTTCGATGATGCCACGACCTTAATGAATTTTATAGTATGTTTGACAGACTTTCCATCAATATCGGAATCAGATAGGACCTTGTGGTAGTAAGTGGACATTATGTGAAATTTCCTTGAACTTCATTTATAATCGCTTCGGCAGAGAACCACCATTTATCACCAGTAATATCATGCAAAAGTGCTGATAGATTTCGGTTGATCCTTAGTTCGTAAAAATCTTCCGGTGAAAAGCAACCTTCATCACTCGGTAGCAGAACATCGTGGTTTTCTTTTACTTTTATATAGGTTTTTAGAGCGCCTTTGATGTCTTCAAGGACAGCCTGACTATCATAAATTGATTTAAGCAAATCATCTTTTTCGCTTTCATTGCAGGTATCCGAATTGAATATTTGATAATGGAGCCCGGATGCAATGACAGCGTAGTTAAAGTACAACATGTTCATTAGGAGATTGCGAAAATTTCTTTCTAAAAGAAACGTGTTTAATGCATCCGAAGCGTGAAAAGAATCTTGCAAAACAGAGATAGCGTCCTCGGATAGTCCGGTTATTTCGCATGCCTTTTGAATATCAACATCCGGAGTTTTTAGTGCTGCAAGCCCTAAAAGATAATCTGCGCTTACTCCGAAGTACTTTGACAACTTAGCAAGATTTTCAATGCTTGCTGTTTTGTTGTCTGACATCCATTCGGATAAGACGCCGCTTGATACGCCTATCTGTCTACTGATCTCGTCATGGCTCAGACCTTCACTCTTTTTTATTTGAACCAAGTCTGATAATCGGTCTGCAAATGCCTTTGTTGTTGGTGTTGAAACTCGTGGCGGTCTTGCCATATCTATGTTCCTCTTTTCTGCGAAGATATTTTGTAAAATCCTCTCTAAAATAAATTAGAGTGAAATATCTTTTTTATGAAACACCTGTGCTATAATACGAATATCAGAGAAGAAAAATATTTAATTCTTCACAGATATGTTACCTCTTGTAAGGGAAAAAGTCAAGGGTAAAGGAGGAAAAGAGAATGAAAATGAATTGCGATATCAGAGCTGCGATGGCAAGAAGCGATTTACGGCAGTACCAAATTGCAGCAGCTCTCGGGATTTCGGAATCGAGGTACTCTTCTAAGTTGCGCAAAGAGCTACCGGATGAGGAAAAGTCTAAGATTTTTGAGGTTATCGAACAACTGTCACGGGAGGCGATTTGATGGAATCTTTGGCATATACACCGACGGCATTGGCTGCGGCAATGGGGGTTAGTAGACCGACAGTCTATCGGTGGATGCGTTTGCCGGGCTTCCCCGTTGTTCGGCTTGGTAACTGTGTAAGGATTCCAGCAAAGGCTTTTGAAAAATGGCTTGAAGATCAAATGGAGACAAACTGATGGCCGGAGGGAAACAACCGGGAGTGATGCTCTATTTCACTTTGCGACCGGGGCTAAAAGCCCTGTCTCTTGAAGAAAAGGGGATGCTTTTGGATGCGATTTTCAGCTATGGTGAAGACGGGATAGAACCGGCTTTTAATAGCCCTGCTCTGGCCATTACATGGGGGTTTGTTCAACCTCTTTTGGACGCAGATAAACAGAGATATCAAGATCGCTGCAAAAATGCCCAAAAGGCGATAGAAGCAAGATGGAATCGTGTTCGAGAGAATACGGACGTATACGAACGTATACCTTTGAACGAAGCGTATACGAATCATACCAATTCAATACATTTCAATTCAAATCATTCTCTCGTTCCGCCTCCCGCCGGAACGAAGAAACCGAAGCAGGTTTTTGAGCACGACTCACTTCCGTACCGCGCTGCGCGCTGGCTCGCGGATCAGATCGAAGAACGCTTGCCGAATTGCACAGCGCATTCAGAAGCGACCTTGCAAAGCTGGGCGGCGGACTTTGACAAGTGCCACAGGCTGGACAAGCATAGCTGGGAGGACATTAATGCGGTTTTGCAGTTTTCGCAGTCCGACTCATTCTGGCAGAGCAACATCTTGTCGGGAGGCAAGTTTCGGAAGCAGTTTACTCAACTCTTGGCGAAGATGGGAGGCGAAACGTGATGCAGGATACCTCGGCTCTTGAATACTCGCTGGCCGCAACGGTCTGTCTTGAACCAAAACGTGTCTTACAACTTCGGCAGATCGTGAGCGTCGAGGACTTCTCTATTTCCGCCTGCGCTATGGTCTTTGACGCTGCCGATAGCGCAGTATCACGCGGCAAGGCGTTTGATGTAAACATTGCCGCCGATGGTCTCCGTGGTCTTGTGGACGATCCCCGGCAGTTTCTTGCCGATTGTATCGACCTAACGCCAACACTCGCAAACGCGGAGGAATATGCCCGCCTGCTACATAAACACGCAGCGGAAAAGCGGTTGCGCGATGGTGTGCTTGCGGCGCTCGATGAAGAGAATCCGGCGACAGCGATTGCCGAACTCTGTAAGGCATATCTCCTTGACAATGCGGGCGGACGGCTGAAAAGTGTCTCGCAGGCTCTTACAGAGACCTTGCGGAGCCTTTCAGCACCGGAGCAGTCCCGTATCGATACGGGGTTCCCAAAGCTGGATAGCGTCTTGAAGGGTTTCGAGGGCGGACAACTCATCATCGTCGGTGCTCGTCCGGGTGTCGGCAAATCTGCGTTCTTGCTTGATATCGCAGAAAGCGCAGCCAGAGCCGGGAACGAAACGCTTTTCGTTTCGCTGGAAATGAGCGCGTCTGAACTGACCGAGCGCTTACTTGCGCGCCGCAGTATGGCGACAATGGATAACCTGATCGACCGCGACCTGAACGATGAGACGTGGACGGATATTGCAGCCGTGTCGAATCGGCTGGAACGTTTGCCGCTTCATTTTTGGGACAAGCCAGCCGTGACAGTGAGCAAGATCCGCGGTGCTGCGGCAACGATTCATAATTTGCGGCTGATTGTGGTGGATTACCTCGGCTTGATGCAGGCCGACCGCCGTGCAGACAGTCGAAATCTTGAGCTCGGACAGATCAGCCGCGACTTAAAAAACCTTGCTTCCGAGCTGCAAATCCCCATCGTCGCAGCAGCACAGCTCAATCGAGGTGTCAACGATACAGATCGCCCGACGCTGCTTTCCCTGAGGGATTCGGGGGAGTTGGAGCAAAACGGCTCGAAGGTGCTGTTTCTCTGGCGCATTGACGATTCTGGTACAATCGGGGTTTCTGTTGCCAAAAACCGCCGCGGGCGGCAGGGTGTTGTGCAGATGACCTTTGACGGCGCACATCAAAAATTCACCGAGCTTTCGGAGCCGTATCGTGAGCCGGAGAAAAAACGCCGCGGCGGATTTTTGGAGGTTGGCACATGAATTTTGAAATCGCAGCCAACATCTTGGCGGAAATCAAACCGGCACGCCGGAAACGCGAACGCTATCGCCAGCGTGACGAGATGCAGCACCGTGTAATTCCGCTCTTGCCTGCTGATGACCGAGACAAGTTTGAGCGGGCAATGAACCGTCATTTTCGATTATAAAAAAGGCCCTCCCCAAACGGGGAGAGCGGCTCTTGTGGTGGATCCGATTTGTCGATTCTGATTTTACCACAGGAGGAGCAGATATGCAAGCAAAACCACTTGCCACAAATCTTGGCGAACAGGCGAACAAAATTGCAGTGTCGGTGCAATCTGGCGACGGTGAAGTATTGACCTTGTGGGGAATGTGCCGCCGATATGCTATGCAGCAAGCCACGCGGTGGTTCAGAGCGTTTGAAGGCAGCGGCGGTGTCGAATTAGACGACCTTGAACAAAGTGCGTTTATCGGGCTTCTGAAAGCCGTGCAGACATGGAAGCCGGAAAGCGGTGCATTCTCCACTTGGTACACCATCCAGCTAAAGGCGGTATTTGTAGAGGCTTACGGGATGAGAACGAAACGAACGCGAGAAGACCCGCTCAATAAATATCATTTATCGCTCGATACGCCACTGGATGAGAACGAAGACGGCAGCTTTACTATCGCCGATGTTCTACCAGATGAAGCAGCAGAAGAGGCCTTTGAGGACGTCGAACAACGGGATTTTCAACAGGCCGTACAAGCGGCGCTTGCACAACTGACGGATGCACAGCGCGACGCAATCATCGGTGAGTTTTGGCTTGGTCAAAAGCCTGATGCAAGGGCGCGGCGGGAAGCAATACGAGCCCTGCGGCACCCGCGTATCCGCAAACCGCTGATGGAGTACTATCGGTAAAACGATGCGAACACACGCTGCATGGCTGCATTTGACCGCATTTGTCCGATGAAAAAGGGGTGATAGATTTATTGACGCTAAGAAGCAAAGAATACTCGCCGCACTGTTGAGCACACCCACAAAAGAAGCTGCGGGGAAAGCTGCGGGCGTAAGTGTGAAGACCATCAATCGTTGCTTGCAAGACGCTGAATTTTCAGCAGCTTACAAGCACGCGGCGGCGGGGATCATGGACAGGGCAACAAGGCAGCTACAACAGAACTTGACCGCCGCAATAGACCGGCTGGGGGCCATTGTCGCAGACGATAAAGAAACGAGCGCAAACCACATCACAGCGGCGCGGACACTGCTTGACTATGGTTTGAAATTCACCGAGTTTAACGATGTGTTAAAGGAACTGGAGGAGGTCGAGGACAATGTACTATGACCGCCTAAAATCCCGCGTGAGGGCTTCCAGCATAGCAGATGGAAGCCCGAGCGCTGCTTGACAACATAGATGTGAAACAGCACATAGCCCCGTGCTATCTCCCCTTGCATGAGGATATAAAAGCAGGGCAGCACCGCTTTTACAATCTTCCGGGCGGGCGCGGGAGCTGCAAAAGCTCTTTCGTATCGCTTGAGATCGTGGACGGCATACAGAGCGACCCCACAGGCCAGAGCAACGCTATTGTGTTCCGTAAGGTGGCGGGGACAATGCGCGACAGCGTTTTTTCTCAAATCGCATGGGCTATTGATA